CGCTGCAGGATTTAATAACACTGTCAATCGTCAGACTGTAGATGCAGCATTTATACGAGTATTAGGCAGTGCTAAAATTCCAGTGCCAAATTTTGAATCTCCCAGTTTTCCCAGCATATCATCAAAATTGGATATTTCACAAGCACAAAATATATTAAAAAATTTGGAAGGACAAGCTGGTGCACTACAAAGTCAAGTCGGCGCATTGCAAAATCAAGCCGGTGCACTACAAGGACAATTGACTTCAAGAGCAAGAAGTTTTTTTGGGTAATTATTTACAGATTAAACGAGATTAAATATAACTATGCCAACATTTATCGGATTCAACACTATAGGTCAATATAAAAAATTCACAGCCATTGATTTTGAATTGATTAAAATTGATCTACTAAATGCTTTTAATATACGACAAGGACAATTGGTCGGTCGACCATCGTACGGAACCGTGCTTTGGGATTATGTTTTTGAAAATCAAACTCAAGAAACCGAACGTCAAATTACCGCAGAAATACAGCGTGTGTGTGGGCAAGATCCTAGAGTAGCACTGAACGATATACAGTTATTTCCACAACAAAATGGCATACTAATACAGATATTATTAATAGTAGTGCCCAGCACCGACGCTCAAAGATTAAGCATATTCTTTAATCAACAACAACGCCGTGCCACCTACGTTTAACTACCCAGTTTATTTTACGAATAAATACTAGAACCGGGAATAGAAATGGCCAAAACCACAAGACAAACAGCGATATTTGGAGTTGAAGATTGGAAGCGAATCTATCAAACCTATCGCGAAGCAGACTTTCAAAGTTATGATTTTGAAACCTTACGCAAGAGTTTTGTGGATTATTTGCGTTTGTACTATCCAGAGACCTTCAATGACTACATTGAAAGTTCAGAATTTATTGCCCTGCTGGATGTCATGGCATTCATGGGACAGGGCCTGGCTTTCCGCACAGATTTAAACACAAGAGAAAACTACTTAGACACAGCCGAACGCAGAGACAGTGTTGTTAAACTGGCAAATTTAGTCAGTTACACACCCAAACGTAATACCGCTTCCAGCGGATATCTCAAAGTATTTTCGGTCCAGACCACAGAAAATGTCGTAGATTACAACGGTGTTAATCTGGCCAACATCACTGTTAACTGGGCCGATCCCAGCAATCTCGATTGGCAAGAACAATTTACCACAATCGTTAACGCTAGCCTAGTAGATACTCAACGGGTTGGCCGCCCTGGAGCTCGCAATACAATTTTAGGTGTCCGTACTGATGAATACACTATCAATTTGGTTCCTGGCTATTTGCCAGTGATACCATACACCGCAACCATCGACGGAGTTAACATGCCGTTTGAAGCAGTTAATGCCACGGCTGCTGGAAAAGATTTTATCTACGAGCCTAGCCCCAAGCCCATTGGACAATTTAATGTGTTGTTCCGTAATGACGAATTGGGCTTTGAGTCAGCCGACACAGGATATTTCTTTTATTTCAAACAAGGGGTCCTACAAAACCAAGATTTTAATCTGCCAGAACGCATTAGTAATCGCACAGTCAATATCAACATTGAAGGCGTTAATAATACAGACCGCTGGCTATATCAATTAGACAATGTGGGAAATATCTCACAAGAATGGACCTTTGTCCCCAGTGTATATGGTGCTGCCATAGAACAATTGGCACCGGGCACAAGAACTTTGTTTGCAGTTACCAGCAGAGTCAATGATCAGATCACATTAAACTTTGGTGACGGGGTGTTTTCCACAATTCCTGTGGGCCTTTTCCGTTGTTATGTTCGTGCGTCAAATGGCCTACAATACATTATCAATCCAGAAGAAATGCAAAGCGTAGTCGTTCCAATTTCGTATGTAAGTCGCACCGGCGGTATTGAAACAATTACATTTACCTGCGGTATTACAAATCCTATCAGCAACGCCCAGGCACGTGAGACCATTGATGAAATTAAACAACGTGCCCCAGCTCGTTATTACACACAAGATCGCATGGTCAATGGTGAAGACTACAACAATTTTCCATTTACCGCTTACAATTCAATTTTAAAAAGCAAAGCATTAAATCGTGCCAGCATCGGAACCAGCCGTTATTTAGATTTGGTTGATGGCACAGGAAAATATTCCAGCACCAATACATTTGCCGCTGATGGCGCATTGTACGAAGCCAACAATTTACCGGCGTTTCAATTTAATTGGTTAACCAACAACGACATCACTGATATCATTATCAATCAAATCAATCCTTTGTTGATCAAATCTGGTGCCCAACAATTTTATTATGCCAATTATCCTAGAGTTGATTTAACATCGCAGGGAGTATCTTGGCATCAGAGTACCACATTGGCCAATGAAACCACTGGATATTTTCAAAACAACGAAGGCAATCCGGTAAGCATTGGTCCTTATACTTCTAACAATACTAAATTTGTAGTGGTTAATTCTTTGGTCAAATTTGTTCCACCAGCTGGCTATTATTTTGATGCCGACAATAATCTCCGAGCCGGGGTACCAATCCGTGCCGATGAAAAAATGGTCATCTGGGCCAGCCCCACAGCGGTTTATGTGGATGGAACCAATCAAGGTTTGGGCAATTTTGAAAATGGGCAAGGGCCAGTTGTGTTAAACAATTATGTTCCTACTGGTGCCATTGCTGCACAAGTTATTCCACTGTTTGTGATTGATTTCACCACGACCTTCCAACAGAATATATTGGATTTGATCGCATTGAATCAGAATTTTGGTCTGGGCTATGACAACACCGGCAGCATCACCGGCACACCCTATACCTGGTATATTATCACAGCCAGCAATCTTGACGTCAATGCCACATGGAGCCTGACACCGGGTCCAAACTATCCACCAACACCTCCGGGTCCTGCCGGCAACACCGATGGAGTAAATTCCGATGCGTCTTGGTTTATACAATGTACTACCGACGGACAACGCTACACAGTGACAGCAAGAAATCTTGACTATTACTTTGGCAGCGTGATCCAAACAAGATTCTTTTTCTTTACCAATCAAAAAATCTATGACAGCAGAACTGGCACGGTGATTGCTGATTTTGTCAATGTTCTTAAAACCAACAGTAGACCCGACAGTAATTTGCCATTGGATGGTGATACCAGATTAAAGATCACCGGTCAACCAGTGCAAAGCGATGGCTATGTGGATGACTTCCAGGTCCTGGTCGGTTTTGAAGATGCCGACAGTGACGGGATTCCAGATAACCCAGACTTCTTCAATGACATTGTGGCACCCTCAGTGGAGCCCAACAAAAAATTAGTGTTCCTACAAAAAACTGTGGACTTTGATAATCTACAAAGATATCTACTGGTGGAAAAGGGCGTGGTCAACAGCGATTATCCAACCCAGGCCACAATCGCATTAGTATTGTCTGAATATGTAGTTGGTCAGGTATTTTATGCTTATGAACAATTTGTATTTTATCAAATGGCCGTCGACGCCTCTGGCACCAGAATATTGATAGATGTCACCACGGAATGGATAGCCCGCACAGGTCGTCAAGATTTATATTTCCAATATCGTCACAACAGTCCATTGACATCACGGCTTGACCCAGGATCGACCAATATCATTGATGTGTATGTGGTCACTCGTGCTTATTATACCGCTTACCAAAATTGGATCAAAGACTCGACTGGCTCAGTACCAGAACCAACTCCACCCACTATTGATGAACTAACCACGGCCTATGCTGGTTTACAAAATTATAAAATGATTTCAGATAATATGATTCTAAACAGTGTGGAATTTAAACCATTGTTTGGCGCCAGAGCCGCAGAACAATTGCGGGCCACTATCAAAGTTATCAAATCCGTACAGAGTACAGCCAGTGTCAGCGAAATTAAAAATTTAGTTGTGGCCAATATGGATGCCTATTTTAGTCTTGACAAATGGGACTTTGGTGCTACATTTTATTTCTCAGAATTGGCTGCATACATACACGCACAAATTGGAGACGTAGTTTCCAGCGTGGTAATCGTACCACTTAATACACAAAAATATTTTGGTGATTTATACGAAATTCGTTCGGCACCCAATCAAATATTTGTAAATGCTGCCACAATCAATGACATCGAAGTTATTCAAGCATTGACCAGCACAAATATTCGCACTGCTCCGGGTAGTGGAGTAATTTAATGGCCAACGTTCGTACAGTAGAATTTCTTCCAGAGATATTCCAAACACCGGCCAACCGGCAGTTTCTTAATGCCACCCTGGATCAATTGGTCCAAGAACCGGCATTTCAAAAAACCCAAGGATTTGTAGGTCGTAAAGTTGGCCCCGGAGTTAATTCTGCCGACAAATATGTCATTGAACCTACTAAAAATCGCAATGATTATCAATTAGAACCCGGTGTTATCAGCCTGGACAGCGAGACTTTGGACATCAAAGATGCCATTACCTATCCTGGAATAAATGACGCATTAAAATTACAAGGTGCCAATGTCAGCAATCTAGATAGTCTGTACAAAAGCGACTACTATACCTGGGATCCATTTGTAGATTTTGATAAATTTGTCAACTACAGCCAATATTATTGGCAACCCAGTGGCCCGTTGGCCGTAGACGTATCTGCTACTGATGTGCCATTGACTGATGATTTCACAGTCACGAGAGAAAATGGTGTTTATACCTTCAGCGGAATAAGCGGCGACAATCCAACATTGACTTTGGTTCGCGGCGGAAATTACAATTTTCAAGTGGCTCAAAATGACAAAGAAACCATTAATTTCCGTGTGTCAAACAGCGGAACGTCGGCCTATGTCATTGACTATGAAACCAATCCAACATTAACGCTAGTTCGTGGCAACACCTATACCTTTACCTTGGTATTAAATGGGCCATTTGGTTTTTATATCAAAACTATTCCCAGCCTGGGCAATGTAAATTTATACGACGACGGTGTTGACAGAAATGGAGCAGTTCTAGGAACCGTTACATTTGTTGTTCCTCAAGATGCTCCAGATACATTGTACTATGCTTGTGGTACACAAACAAACATGCAGGGCGTGTTCAACATTGTTGATGCTGTTCCTGGCACCGGTGCTAGTTTTTGGATTCAAACAGATCCTGGAGTCAATGGACGTTTGCCGTATACTCCCAACATCAGTTCCAGAGATGTGCTTGGTGTTGTTAACAATGGCGAAGATCTAGGCACTGTCACATTTAATGTTCCATTGAGTACAGCACAAAATTTTTATTACGGGCTGACTTCGATTGGTAACGTCACCGGAAAACCTGCTGGCACAGTAGATCTCGTTACTACATTAACATTTGATCAAATTAATAATCAGACAGTTGAACAGTTTTTTATAGATAATCCCAACGGGATCGACGGAATTGAAAATTTAAATGGTCAAACTTTAATTTTTATCAATCAATCTCCTTTGGTTGATAACTCGCTTTACAATGTATGGCAAATTCAATACGTGGTAATTGGTCTTGATACTTACATAACTTTAAGTAATGTATTATCTGTCAGCAATTTAGAAAAATGTAATATTTTATACGGTACGCAGTACGCCAGCACCTCGTGGTATAAAAATGCGTCTGGATATTTTGAAGAAATTCCATTGCTAACAGCCGTTAAGAATTTGTTGTTTTATCAGGACGGAACTGATCCAGAAATATTTGGACAAATCAGATTAATCAATCAGAATCAGTCTGACACTATTTTCATTGAGGATATTCTTGGTAAAAAGAACTATATCAGCCCCAATGGAGTGGTGTTTACCAATGGATTAAAAGTTACATTCCGTGGAAATGTTGAACCAGTTAGTTACAAAAATAATAGTTATTATGTCGAAGGGGTAGGTACCGCCATTCAATTATTGCCGGCAACAGATTTTGTTACCCCCGAAACCTATACCAAAAGTGCCACTATACCTTTTGATTCTACCGGGTATGACGTAGGCAATTTTGATGCTACACTAAATGCTCCATTGGTTCCAGATTACCTGACTATAAATCGTGCCAGCCTGGACCTTAATGCCTGGAGCCGTAGCAATCGTTGGTTCCATATTGATGTCATCAATTATTCATGTGAATTAAATGGTGTTGTACCTACTGTGGACAATTTACTTCGTGCCCGTAGACCTATTTTAGAATTCAGAGCCGGAACGCGATTATTTGACTTTGGCACACAAGGTAAAGCGCCGGTCAATATTATTGATTTTCAAACCACAGATGCGTTAAGCACTGTCAACGGCACTACAGGTTACAGCGTAGATGGGTATGCATTTGCTCAAGGAACACTGGTCATATTTGCTGCTGACACCGACCCTCAGGTCAGAAATAAAATTTATGAAGTTCAATTTATCACTCCGGATCCGG